TGGCACTATTCCGAACTGTATCAAGAAACCTTCCCTCATCTGATCCATTAATGACATAAGAATCTACTCCTAGTTGTTTACATAGTGCTTTCGCTACAGTGGTCTTGCCTATACCAGCAGTACCACATAGCAGGAGATTTGGGATCTCTCCATTACTAACAAAAGATTGAAATGTATTCTTAATATCGGATGATAGAATACAATCCTCAATGGTTTGTGGACGGTATTTCTCCACCCACAGAAATTCATCCTTCATACTTACTATCTGGCTCCAGTGCGATAAGGTACTCTAGGTCTCTGTTCACATCTCTAAAGAGAGATGCATTCTGTTGACTAATAGTAACATCATAATCACCAGGTAGCAACTTGAGGTTCTCTACCTTGAAGTTGAAAGTGAAACTACTATTAGTCTCTCCAACTTTAACAGCATATGAATTAGAAGTATCATTCTTCTTGTCACGAACAACAAGATTAACAACACCATTCTCTCCAACAACTGCTAGATCCTCAATCTGATAGATCGATGCAGCTTTAATAATGTTAGAGATATCACTCCATGCTACTGTAAAAGAAACATCGCTACTAGGAAGTTCCACTCTATTCTCAGGTGGTTGTACAATAGTAGAAGGATCAGCAAAGAAATACCTTGAAGTATTCCTTCTATCCTTGATAGTCACAAAGCTATCATTTGAAAAATCAAACTCAGGATCTTCAAATAAAGTAAGACCAGATAAGAACTCACTCAAATCATAGATTGCAAAATTCTTTGGGAAGGTCTCCTCAACTTCAGCACGAGATAATATATTCTTCTGAATGGATAGAGTAGATAACTCTGTGCCTTTCTTGAAGCAAATGGACTGGTTGATATTAGAGAAGTTCTTGAGGATATCAAGAGTACTCTTAGAAAGTTTCATAACGTTGATCAGGTTCAATTTCTACTGGTTTGGATGTAAAATGATATAGTAACACACAATAGTGTATTGCCTTTAGTATATCATGTTGTGGACGACCCTTCTTATCATAGCGACTTAGATACTTTATAGCATTAGATCTACAAAATGATTCTGCGTCACCAACTGATTCAATAAGATCAAGTGTTTGGATATTAGATCCTTCAGTAGTATAGTGTCCTCTATACGTGGTGCTGATATACTCACCAGCTTTCTGAAGGATCTCATCTTCCTCATACTTGCACCTTATTGTTGGATTGTCAATACCCGCAGGTGCTGCGGGTTTGACGGTTAATTTGTCTTGTTCCATTTCCTCTAAAACATCATGTAAAAGCCACCATGCCATTATTATACCTCAAAGTCCACGTCCGCGTCAACCTTGTCGTATAATTCCTGAAACGCTTGCTTAGTTTCATCATCAAAACGGTTGATGCAAGTGGTGATTGCCTTAGCACGAGTACCAAAGATACTATATGCTTTAACGATGTGTACCAAACGACGAGTACTAATAACCTCATCTATACCACCATCAAAGAAAGTCTTACGGATGATGTCTGCCCAGTCTACTAACCTCTTATTGAAATCAGTCTCAGTACATACAGCATCAAGGATCTTAATCTCATTAGCAGGTGTTGGATACTCTTGCTCAAAGGTTACTGGGAATCGCTCAAGGAAGGCTTCATTAAGCACGTTAGTTCCAACAAAACGTCCGTCGTCTGAACCTTTACCTTTAGTGTTTGCGGTAGCGACGACGTTGAACCCTGCTGTTGGTCTGACGTACTTTCCAATCTTCTTAAGGAAAACTCCTTTACCTTCAAGGATTGACTGGAGACAGAGGATTTTGTTTGAGGCAAGGTCGATCTCGTCAAGGAGCAAGATAGCTCCTCGCTGGAGAGCTTCCACAACAGGTCCGTTGTGCCATACGGTTGCGCCGTCAACAAGACGGAAGCCGCCAATGAGATCATCTTCATCAGTTTCGATAGTAATGTTTACACGGATCAATTCTCTCTTTGCTTGAGCACATGCTTGCTCTACAGAGAAGGTCTTACCGTTACCTGATAGTCCAGTAATGAAAGTAGGATAGAATAAGTTGGACTGAATTATCTTCTTAACATCATTGAAGTTTCCAAACTTGATGAAAGTAGAATCTAGTGCTGGAACTAAATTCTGCTCCACGTTAGGTAGAACAGTTGGTTGAGCAATTGACTTCTCTAAGATCTCACGTCCTTCCTGTACGGTAAGGTTCCATGATCCACGCTTAACCTGATACTCTTTTAACTTACGTGCCACTGTAGGATATGCTACACCCTGAGTAGTTGCAAACTTCTTTACATGAGAGGCATCTATCTCATTACCAAATTCTTCACGAATTTCATCAACGAAGTTGACTGATAGTTTTCTCTCGAAAGGCATAATGATAAATGTTTTTGTGTATGTACGTAGTATAGCAATAAAAAACCCCCTGTTAAGGGGGTGTGTGACAGTTTGTTGATTGGTCTAATCTTCTTCTGTTTCTTCCAGTTTATCTTTCTTGGCAGACTTACCGTGGATACCTGTATCGGTTCTCCAATCATCCCAAGTTTTGTTACCTATGGTTGCCCAACCAAAACCAGGTGTCAGTACACGATAAACCTTAACAATTTCCTGAAGGATTAAGATGTCTTGAATAGGACCAGCAGAGTTGGTGGTAAAATCCTCAATCGTATAATGTTTGATAGAAGTATTAAGGAACGTATTAAAGTTCTCATACCTATCTCCACTATTCGTAACCGAGACACTATCAAGGAAACTATATGCTGCGGCAAGACCGAAAATGAATCCACCGTTAAGTGGTTTAGACCACTTACATAATTTTGAAGCGTCTCTGTTATGACCCTTGTATGTTTCAATTGCCTTTCTGACAAAAGTAGTTCCATATTTACCAAGAGCAACTCTCAGTTTATCATAACCTTGTACACCATTTGTACCATCATCAGGGGCACCAATAAGTTCAACATGAATATTGAGTGACTTGAACTTTTCCTCAAGATCTAGTGCATACTCTGCACCTTGAGCAACATCAGCACGCAACTTAGCAACTGAACTTACTTTGTTCCTAAGAGTATTAAACTCTTTAAAGTACTTTGCTTCTGCCTTCTCACACTGATCGATAGTGAAATGATCTGGGTGGTACTGAACCTGGCAAGGTAGTTTAAATTCTTTAGGATCTTGAACGTAAGTCGCTGCAAGGACTGAAGTGTGTTGACCATCAACCACAACTAAAGTCCCATCAGGTCTCTGAAAGACTGATAGGGGTTTTACAAACTCAGGTTTAAACTCCTGTGCTTTTCTTATGAATGTGGTGTTTATTAATCTCTGATACTTAGGATCAACTGTCAGATCCTTAAGTGGAATATATGTAACTGGAATGAAGGGACTATCCCCTTCGTTTTTAAATACTTTTCTTATTCCTTGTGGAATAATTTTATCTGCAATGTATCCTAATGCGACGGATAAAACATTGACAACCGCAGTTAGCGGCTTAGTAATTGTAGCCATGGGATTTTCTCCTTATTTGAATTTAGCGTTTCTATCGATGTTGCACGACTTAGCGAAACGTGGTGATGTAGAAAAAAAGAAATCCGTAAGGATTTCAGTTTTCCTCAATCAATAGTATATAGCATTCACCAATATACTGTCAATTAAATGTTAAGATCTCTTAACATCATGCTATTCTCTCAATGAATGAAGACAAGATCTTCTTATTCATAGCCTTAGACTTAAGTGACTTAGCAAATGCTCTCTTGATCTGGGTCTTGTTTGCACCCTCATCAACATCAAACTCAGTCTCACTATCAAGTGCACCAACATGAAGTGCATACTGTACTGTGTAATATGAACTAGTGCATATGAAAGATCTTGTTTTCTTCCACTCAGCATCTGCTGTTTCCCATGCATTAAAGTCTGAACCTAAGCACTGACGCTTAAACATCCTCCAGTCATTCTTACCGATAAGACGGATGTTCATGAACTCACACTCAGGGAAACGAGTTCTAAGTTGCTCAACGAATGTTCCAGTCATATCATACTCACTACAGAACTTATGATTATGACCAGTCTGACGATCACGTAGAACAGTATTATGATCAACTCTACCATTGATTATCATCTCACCATCCTCATGATACTTCTTAACTCTCTTAGCATAACCAATAGGATATCCTTCACCATCAGTTAAGTTAATAACATGAAGTTTCTGAACACCTGTTCTCTTCTTGAACTGAGGAATGATTTCATTCATAGCAACCATTGCTTCATTCAATGGAGTTCCACCTAATGAGAATTGAAATGGTGCACCTGCATTGTAAGAGTGGAATGCATTTACTACACGGAATAGATTCTTTGCTTGTCTATCATGCTGACGATTGTTACTTCTACTAGTTAATACATTAACCATGTTAAAGTTTCTGCAAAGAACTTTATTCTCTAGTTCCCAATCCTGTTCTACACGTTGCTCTTGTCGTGCAAATGAATCACTGAATAGATAAACATCATATTGAATACCAACCTTGCGACAGAATGATACTAATGTAAGTACCTGCTTCATAGTTGCTTCTATGGAATGGTGCATAGAACCTGACCAATCTATATTAAAGATCAATCCATGGTTCTTTGAATCAGCAACAGTACTTACTTTTCTGAAAAGATCTTCGTTATATTTGTAAGTGTGAAGCTTCGTTGTATCGAGAACCCCAGTCCTATTAACAGTAGTACGAGCATAACCGTCAGCTGCTTTCTTACACTCAAACTCCTTAACCAAGTAACTGACTTCCTTAGCGTTTGATGATTTGAACTTTCTATACTTTTCATCAATCTCCTTCAAATTTCTTGTGTACTGTCTAGCAAGCAGCAACTCATACTCATCAGAATAATCCTGCTGCTTCTCAAGAATTTCTTTCGCAGTGTAGAAACTATCTAGTATCTGATATGTTTCATCAAATGGTACGATAGAATTTGTTGTCTTAGGAAGTTCAATATAAGTGATCGGTGATCCATTAGTATCAACCATATTTCTCAATGCTTTATCAAGACTGTCTACTGTCTTGCAATTAACTTTAGTCTCTACTGGTGATCCATCATTACGACCTACCTCATTACCACCTGCTTGATTAGGTTGGTTCTTCTCTTGCTCCTCAAGATGATCTTCAAGATGATCCTGTGCCTCATTCTTTGGTTCTGGTTGTGCTGGTGCTTCAGGCTTCTCCTCCTGTTCATTTTGACCTTCACCACCATCTAAATCTAACTCTTTCTGTACACCCTTTGCTTCTACCTCTTCCTTCTGCTGCTTCTCTGCTTCTGCTTGACAGTATGCATGGATCTTTCTAGCAAGGTCACATGCATCTTCAAAAGTCTCTATCTTATTTGCTTCATCAATATATACTTGCTCTCCATCTTGGAAAGGAATATCAGTATAGTTACCAATCTTAAAGTGTAAGTTCATTCTATCTCCAAGATTAAGATCACATAGATTGATACCATCAAGTTGGAAGAAATCCTCATCATGAAGAATTTTATATCCAGCATAGAATGTCTTAGGGATGCCAGCGTATCTACGCTTCATCAACTTCTCAATTCTTACATCCTCTGTGATGTTAACAAACTGATGTGGAATATCACTTGGGGGATCTATATTAGGAGTGAAGAGGGCATGTCCAACCTCATGGGCAATTAAAGAATCTATTACAATGTTCTCATCGTGCTTCCAGATAGGAAGAGTAAGTACCCTGTTCTCTACATCAAACTGTGCAGTCTCAACCTGACGATGCTCTACAATCAAGTCCTCTTGGGCAAGTAACTTTGCTAGTGATTCCTTGACTAAGTTCATTGGGTTCCTCGTGTATGTACATAGTATAAGACCCCTTCCGTGGGGAAGAGGTCTTGAGTAGACACTTTATCAACTGGTTGCGTCTAGCCCTTGCTTGGCGCAACGCTTGGGGTCTTAGTTTTCGTTTGGCATCCTTTTTTGAGTGATGCTGCCAATTCGGAACTTTCACTGAGTTTCTCCAATGCGGTTAGCAGTTCAGGTGTTTCCTCCCACGACCATTCCTGATTGTGTTGAGGGTTCTTCTTCTCGATTGTATGTGTCCTTGTGGTCATAGGGTACGAGCAATTACATACCATACTACACCACCTGTCAACAATGTGTCAAGTAGCACCAGTGAAATATTTATTATCATGTCTGACCTGAAGGTACTTTAGGTGGGCATTCTAAGTGGACAGTCCCTGTAAGGGGTTGGTGGAGATGCTCTAGGATATGATCAAGCTTAGCATTGACCTCATCCAATTTTGATTGGATCTCATCATGCTCGTAAGTACTACCTGTAGTGATAGTGATGTCACCTGTTGGTACAGTAGTTGTTTCTGGATATAATCCTGGACCTTCAGTTGAAATATCAATTCCTGGAATTGCTGATCCTGTAGAGATACCTCCGTTTGGTACGAAGTTCCCGTCTATGCCGCCTGAGTATGTCATATGTTTAAAGGGTTTGGTGAATATTTATTCTTCCTTAGTAATTATAGAGAAGTTTTGTTTCTTTTCTACAACTAGAGTGGAAGCAAATTTGTCTTGAAGAGTTTCTGTCTTATGGGAAATAACAAATACATTAGTATTGTCAGCAACCGTATGTAAGATCTTAAGGAAGTCATCAGTACCAGATACATCTAAACTACTGTCAAAGATCTCGTCTAGGATCAACAGATTAGTATTAGCACTGTTCTTCATCTTAGCAATAGTCCTCCAAGTGAAGAGTAAGGCAAGGTCAATCCTCATCTTCTCTCCTTCAGAGAACGAAGCATATGAAAACTCATCTCGGAACCTAGACTTAATAGTCTCCTCAAAATTCTCATCAAGATCAAAGGAAACATAGAAGTCTAGTTCCTTAAGGTACCTATTAATCAATTGATTCATAACAGGTAGATACCTCTTAATGATACCAGCTTTAATACCAGTATCACGTAGCATATTTGTTACAGTATCATAATTGTTACGTACCTTTCTATTAGTGGACAATTCCTTCTCCACTTCCATACCAGTACTTGCTATCTCCTGTAACTTTTCCTTCTCTCTAGTGAGATTATTACTGTCTGCGTTCTTTATCTTATCTTCTATCTTCTTAATCTCTTTCTTCTTCCACTGTATCTCTTTATTACAATTACTAATCTTCTGTTGTACCTCCATAAGATCAGACATAACAATCTGTTTATCAGATACCTGTTGTACAATACTCTTTAATTTTTTCTGTAGTGCAATTGATGCCTCATCAATCTCATCTATTGACGCAGTAATTTCAGCTTTCTTATTAGCTCTAACGTCTTCTGTGATGACGGACTTGCAAGTCGGACAACTATCATTCTTATCAAAAAACTTAAACTCTTTTTTAAATGCTTTCTTCTTATCATCAAACCTCGATTCAAACAAACGAAGTTGTGATAATTCCTCTTCTACATTTCCATAGCTATCTAGGCTCTTATCATGAGATGCAGAAACTTCTAATCCTTCTGCAACATCAGTCATAAGAAAGGTTATTTCATCCTCTAATGATTCTATATCCTTTGAACGTCTAGCATTATTTGCAGAGGATTGTTCCTTAAGGTCAGCAATAAACCTTTGCTGCATCTGAACCTTCTGCTTCACCAATTCATATTGATGATCACATTCCCTAAGAGTTTCTTTAACTCCCTTCACCTTCTCTTTAAGAAGAGTGTTCATTGTAGAGAAGATACGAATATCTAAAAGATCTTCAATAACTTCTCTACGGTTAGGGGGTGTAAGTTGCATGAATGGAACAAAGCATGACGATCCTAAGATCACCACCTGAGTGAATGATTTATAATTCAGTCTCAGAATACTCTGTTCCAGATGCTTCTGCTGTTCTTGTACAGATGCTTCTTGGTTAAGCATCTCACCATTAAGATAGATTTCAAACACATTAGGCTTTGCACCTCTGCGTATCATATAGTCACG